TCCTTAAACAAGTGTCTTGCCCATGCTTTCTCTTCATCAACACAGTCTTTGAACATCTGTATCACTGTCTTCTCAGTGCCCTTGATTGCTTTTGTCATTTCAGGATCGTCTCCCTTGTGCCATGCTTTCAGCACGTGTGTTGATAAGTTCAAGTGTGTTGCCTCATCTCTGGCGATCAGTGAAAGTATCTTTGCAGAACCTTCCATAAGTTTTAGTTCACCAAATGCAAATGTACAAGCAAATGATACATAGAATCTCAGACCTTCGAGCAAGTTCACAGTGTTCATTGCCAGGTATAACTGTTTTTTAAGTGCCAACATGTCTACTTTCTTACCCACCGCATGGTCTAGCGCCATGTTTCCAAATTTATCATACTCACCTGTTACCGACTTGGCTCTCTTCAATATCTCCTTGTCGTTTACTATCGTGTCAAACACTTCAGATGGGTCTGGATAAACGTTCTTCATGATGTGTGTGTATGAACGTGAGTGTATGGTTTCAAAGAAGTCCCAAGTCACTATGCAACCTTCAAGTTCTGGATTAGATACGTATGGTAAAAACATTAGACTAGGACCTCTGCCTTGCACACTGTCCAATAGTGTTTGATATTTTAAATTACTTGTGAATATGTGTTTCTGTTCAGGCCTAAAGTTTTGAAAATCAGCCCTGTCCTTCTGCAATGACACCTCTTCTGGTCTCCAGAAATAACCGATCATTGTTTGATTCAGTTTATCGAACTGTGGATACTTGAATTGATCGTATCTTTGGACTCCACCGTCTTCGCCAAAAAACATTGGCTGTTTTGTAAAGTCAACTTCACTCTGGTTAAAAACTGTTTTTGTCATAATAGTTCTTTAATGTTAGATTGTACAGGCTTCGCATTCACCATCTTCGCCCGCGGTTGTACTTATCTTTTCAGCGCCATTTACACCGTTTACCATGTTAGGATTTTCTGGCTCCAATATCACGTCCTCGCCCTCGTCCTCTACTGGTAGGGTAATGCCCGCAGGTTGCACGTCTTCCTCCTCCCCTTTGAAGTCATATGTGTTTTGATAGTAACTTGTCTTCCAACCATATTTGTATGCCATCAACATATCCTGCGCCATCGCTGAAAGAGGCACTTCATTGTTATCGTAGTGTAGTGGATTGTAACTCCAGTTACCTGATATCGCTTGATCGAAATACTTCTGCATCATGGCCACAACGTTGATATAGCCTTGGTTATCAGGCATGTCCCACAACAGCGTGTAGTCATTCTTTAGTTTAGGAAAGCCAGGTGCTATCTGTTTCAATGGTCCTTTTTTACTTTTCTTTATTGACATCAATGCTCTTGGAGGCTCTATGCCGTTTGTTTCATTACTAACAACGGAAGAACTTTCCGAAGGCATCTGTGCTGATAATGTGCTGTGTCTAAGTCCATGCTTGGCGATGTCTTTTCTTAGACTTTCCCATGCCATTCTCTGTTTATGTGGAACTATTTCATCAACTTCTTTTTTATAATGATCTATTGGAAGTAAACCATCCGCATACTTTGTTCTATCAAAATATTCACACTTGCCTTTTTCTTCTGCAATATCACAACTTGCTCTCAGCAAGTAATATTGAAATGCTTCTGAAAGCCTGTCCACCAACTCCCATGCACCTTTTTCGTTATACTTCACCCCATTCTTGGCTAGGTAGTGTGCGAGTCCAATGTATCCTATTCCTAAACTTCTTCTTCTTTTGGTTGAAACTTCTGCGGCCTTAACAGGATAATCTTGATAGTCTATAATTTGTTCTAGTGCTCTTACGCTGAGGTCACACAGGTTCTCTAGTTCATTGAGGTCATTCAACTGTCCAACATTAATCGCTGATAGAATACAGAGTGCTATCTCTCCTTGGTCATCATACAAGTCCTGAATCGGAGTTGTCGGCAACGTAATCTCTTGGCATAAATTACTCATTGAAACTTTGTCTTTGAAAGAGCTGTGTGAGTTTGCGTGATCAATATTCATTATGTAGATACGTCCTGTTTCTGCTCTTTCTTTCAATAAATCAAAAAACAAATCCTGTGCTGATATCTTCTTCTTAGGAATAGTTTTATCATTTTCATATTTGACATATAAATCATCAAACTCATCTGTTCCAAATGCCTCATATAATCCTGGAGCCATGTGAGGAGATATCAAACTAATATCTTCTTCATTCATAAACCTTTCATAGAACAGTTTACTGATCTGTATCGAGTAGTCCATACGTCTCACTCTGTTGTCTTCTGTTCCTTTGTTGTTTTTCAATACCAGGATATCTTCAATCTCAGGGTGCCATATCGGAAAGTGTACCGTTGCGTTTCCGCCACGCACACCATTCTGTGTACAACATCTCACAGTAGATTCGAATTTTTTCAGGAACGGAATGACTCCTGTGTGTTGTACCTCCCCTCCCCTTATTTTAGAATTGATGCCTCTGATACGTCCTGCGTTGATACCTATGCCTGCTCTTCTGGCAACATACAAACCAATCGCCATATCGCTTGAAAAGATTGATGGAAGTGTGTCGTCACTGTCCACTAGAACGCACGAAGCAAACTGCCTGATAGGAGTTCTCACTCCTGCCATTACTGGCGTGGGAATATTAATTTTGTGCTGTGATATTGCATCATAGTATTTTTTAACATATGACATTCGGGTCTTGGTAGGATAGTCTGCAAACAACGTTGCCGCTATCATCATGTACATGTCCTGTGGCGTTTCATATATCTGTCCTGAACTCCTGTCCTGCACAAGATACTTGTCACATATCTGTCTTAGACCTGCATATGTGAATCTTAGATCCCTGTCTCTCTTTATCCATGTGTTGAACTTTTTAATTTCCGTCTTTGAATACTTGTCGAGTATTCCTTTGTCATAGACACCTAGCCTAATGTTACGTAAAATCAACTTTAGTAAAGGAATGTATTCGTATTGTCCGTGTGCTTCTTTCCTAACATCATAAGATAAAAGTCTTGCCGCGGCATATTGATAGTTTGGTGTTTCTAAACTTATTAAATCATTTGCTGACCGAACTAAAACATTTTGAATATCTTTTGTTGTCATGCCATCATAGAACTGAATGTTTGCATTCATTTCAATTTGAGAAGAACTAACACCGGCCAATCCTTCACAGGCCTCTTCAACGACGAAATGGATCTTGTTGATATCAAGGTCCTCCAACCGGCCATCTCTTTTTTGAACTTTGATCGTACTAGAGTTGGTGTTCGGCATTAAGTTTTTATAATTTTTGTTTTTGATTTTTGTTTTTGTTGTATCCATATTTATCTAAATCCGTGTTAATAACTTTTTTTGTCTTTTTTGTTACCCATCATACGAATAAAATCACAACGTCGTTATGTAATTTTATTATGTACTAATATTATGATAAAAAAAGTTTTTTGTCTACAAGATAATTGATAACAACTACAGGTATTATGCTATTATTGTTGTCTGGTAATCTATAGTTGCCGCTGTGCCTGTGCTGGTAGTTGTGAATTTGAAGGCAACTGTTTCGTTTCCTGATGTAGAATCTTTATCATCCAGAACCGCTGTCAATGTAACGCCAACGTCTGCTCCGCTTTCTGTGAACGTGTCATCGAAACCAACAGCGTTGGTTGAGCAACTTATTACAAGTTCACCTGTCCTATCAAGTGTTCCCCTTGTAATTTTATACTTGATCACTATTCCTTTACTTGAGAGTGCTGGAAATTCGTTTATCGTAGTGGCCGACGATGTGTTGTCAGGTAAAGTCTGTGATTTTATTAATTTGGTTGTAACACCTATACCTTGTACCTCTGGTGCCGCGTTAAGTTCTGAACTACCATCTGATCTTCTAAGATCTGTTCTTTCAAAAAAGTCTTGCACAGATGAGCATTCATCGTTGTCGAACTGTATCACAGGAACTTCTCTGATTGAACCAACACCTTCGAAATTGTTACCAACAGTCTTTGCGTAAAAGTTTGCATGTGAAACTATGTGTCTTGGTCCAGCGTCGTCTGTTGTGCCTGTCGCCGGTGATACTAAAATCGCCTGTTGTCCTATGTCACTCCAACTGGAACTGGTAAATTGTATGTCTCGTGGTCCATCGTCAAGACCTGTCGTACTCCCATCCATCTCCGCTCCAATAAGTGCTCCATAGTATGCTGTTTTGAAATCACAGGCATGGAATTTAACATTGGTACAATTGAAACTCAAGTCAACCAGCCTTGCAAATTTTGTAAATTGGCACTGATTGAAAACTATATTAGAAGTTGTATGCGTTGCTGTGGAGTTTGTTACTGTGACTCCTTTGGAAGTAGCAGAGTCAGAACCACCAGAAGCATATGATCCTTGTAGTTTTAAATTGTTGAAATATGCATTAGTAACTCTGTCAAGAGAGATGCCGCCATAGGCTACTGACGTCCTTAAAGTCATATTTGATATCTGTACCTGCGTTGGAGTGGTCGCACTTGAATTCCCTATATCCGATCCCACATTTCCTTCGTCATCCTGCATGACCACAACTGCATTGTTGCCTGAATTTTTAATTATTGTTTTGTCTGGCCCTTCGCCCACCAAATGTGCGAATGGTGGTATCTTTAACGCCGTATTGATTCTGTATGTTCCAGCAGGAAAGAATAATATTCTTCTAGATCTTGTGTCATCTTTATCGGTGTCTATGTAAATTTCGTCGATTGCATTCTGGATGGCAGTGACGTCGGCTGTGCTGTCATCACCTTTTGCACCAAAATCTTTCACAGACACATATTCGTCTAGTCTCTGTTGTAAAGTCCTTGATGTGGATGTGGTTACAGGAGTTGAGTCTCCAAGGTAGCCTTTATATGTGTGACTCAATGCTGTTGTAAATGCAGAACTGCCAGATGTAACAATCTCTGTGTTTCCAACTGCCGGAGCACCATCAGATACCGTGCCATTTCCTATAAACAATCTCTGTTCATCTATGACCCAACCAATCTCTCCCGCCGCCAATTGTGGTAGATCTGTGCGTTTTCCACGTCTGTGCTGTATTCTAGATATCTGTACTATAGGCATATGCTGTTATTTATTACAGGATAGACTTGTAGTATTGTTCCAACTTTCCGTACCATTGTCCTACCCAATGGTCATAGTTGTCTATGTCAAAAGTTTGATATTCATTGTTCTGTGTGCATATAAAGATACGACCAGTCTTGATCTGTGTGTCATATTGTTTATTGTGAGCTTCAGCATAGGCAACCAATTGGAGATAGTAGTCCTCCACCCACTCTTTCTTTTTCAATCTACGTGCTTGTTTGAAATCCATTATGGCAGGCTCACCTTTATACACACCAACCAAATCTGTTGTGCCTGCATATAGTTCAGGATAGTAAAGTGAAACTTCCGATCCCCATACCTCGGTCACGTCATTCAATCCGTTTTCGATAATGACATTTGCCATTTGGTGTCCTTTTTGTTGTATGAGGTTTGACCCAGGTGTTCGGTCTTCACCTTTCACGTGCTTTTCTAAACTTTTGTGCATGACTGTTCCTATGTTCGCACTCTCAGTTGTGATCTGTTGGGCCTTTTCCGCCCCAACTCTCTTACGCCATGCGTGTAGATGTGTCATGTCCTTGGTTGCACTCAGCACAGTCGTCACACTTGGCACTGCTCTTCCATCTGGTGTTTCGTAATGTCGTTTTTTATTTTTAGTAACTTTAGATAATTCACTGTAAGGATACTTCTGCACATATGTGATTCCTTTGCTCACTAGAACATCCTTTGGTATTTTCATATTCATATTTTATACGATATTATTTTGATTGTCAATTACTGACGTTTTTTCATGGCCGACCTTGCCATTTTCTTCACAACGTCAGTGCTTCCTTGGTCGTCGAAGTCCATTTTAGGATCTTTATCTGCTTCGTGGTCAGTCTTTACAACAATCTTATCTTGATCGAAATCAGCAACAACATTCTTTAGATCACCGTCTCTGTCATATATTCTTTTGAACACGTCATAGTTGAATGCTGGGTATCCTGTGTTGCTCATTATTTGCTTCACTGCGTCCATGCTGATGTCACTTGGCATGTCCTTCTCGTCGGCATCGCCACGCATGTTCAACAATACATTGATGATTGCTGATTCTAGTTCGCCGTCTGTTTTTTGGAATTCGTAAAATCTCACGGGACTACTTCCCCGCTAATTTGCTGTACAATCTATTCGATGCTTCGAATACTTCTTTGGATTCTCTTTGTTCTCTGCCTTCTGGCTCTGTGCCACCTGCTTCGGCATCAGAGGCTCCAAACTCATCGTCCTCTTCTCCTGCTTCTGAGTCCAGTGAGTCTAGATCTGTGTCCATGTCCATCGTGTCATCGGCGCCCATAGGTTCTGAAGCGACTTCTTCTCCGGTCAATATTCTTACACCGTTGTCTAGTTCTTGCCTAGTTGTCGTTAAAGTGGCCTCCGCCTGTTCAATCGCTGGCTGGATTTTTTGCATGAAAGCATCTGCCTTGTCTGCTCCCATCTCGTCTCTGATTCTGTCTGCTAGTTCTAACATACCTTCTGTCTTCATTGATGCTAGATCTTCCAAGTAACCTGTGACTTTGTCCATCATGTCCTTGGCCGCTAAAATTAATTCTGATTGTTCTTCAATACCTTCTGTTTGTAACATCTTACTGACTTGTTTCTTTTCATCTGGAGAAAGTGTTTGTCCTTTGTCAAGTTTTGATTTGGCACTGATTGCCGTTGCACCCGCTCTCGCTTGTGGGTCACTTGCCATGCTCCCACCATACTCACCAAGTTTTCTTTGACTTATTTCCTGATTGATGATGTCCAACATCATTTGATTTTTTTGATAGTTGTCGTCCTTGAGTTCATGTCCAAAGTGTGTGTTCTGTGTGATTTCATGTATCTTTGTCCTTACATGATTTGCCGTGTCTTCTAGTTCTTCTTTAGAAAATTTGCTTAGATCCATTGTTTGATTGAATCTTGACTCGAATTCCTTCAATAATGATTCTGTTGTAACTGGTTTTGTAAGCTCTAAACTCTTCATACGTGTTTATTTATTATTTAGGCTCCGAACGTGTCATTAAAGATCTGCTGTATTTTGGCCTTGCATTCGTCCGCTAGGCGGTTTGCGACGTCCAATCTATCCCAATACACATCTTCTACAAGTTCGTCCTTCTGCTTCTGGGCCTCTCTGATCATACGTTTGGCGTTTTGAATATCAAATAATTGTGATGCGTGTTTGTTGTCTAATTCTATAACATTTATTGGCACACTTTTCTCGTCTGCCAGATAATGTGCCACCAGTATGGCTGTCTGCTTTAGATTAATATTATCATGTAGTACCCTGGCCTCCAACATATCTGCTATCACATACACATATCTTGTGCCAGTATGTTTTTTAGGAACTATGGCTATATTTCCAATTAATATGCCCTTTGAGAATTGTTTAGGGAGGTGTCTAAAAGGCCTACGTGCCTGTTCTTTGTGTGCCAGGTCAGCCAGTTTATCTTTCAAACCGTAGGCTTCTATCTGTTTAAGCAGTTCTGATTTATTTTTTTCTGTCATGGGCAACAAATCTTATCTTCCTATTTAAAGCATATTGGGTGTCCTGGTCAAGTTTTTTCCTAACAAAAACTGCCTTGTCTGCCAGACGTTTGGCCCTGTCTACATCGACTGCGGACAGTTGGCTTGCCTTAAATGATCCAGTTGTGTGTTGCCTTATGAATTCTACGTCTTCATCCGTGACATAGACCTTGGCCTTGGGTGCTATCTGTATGAACATGTATTGGTAAATTTTAGCCTGGCATTTTCATCAGGATTACCACCACTGTTGATAGTAAACCTGCGACCACTGTGCCTGCTGTTGCTATGATTGTTTTCTGACTGCTTTTATGACTGGTCGACATGTCCTCATTCATCTTTGCCAACCTTACTTCGATCGCACTTAATCTGTCGTGTAAGCCTTTGTATCTCTCTGAACAAAGGTCCACGTGTGCTTCTAAGTTCTGTTTTTCAAGTTCTGTTGTACTCATAAATCTCTTTAAATCTTTTTTGAGGATTCGTACCTCAGTTAATAGAGCCTGTAAATGAGCCTGGTCCATTGCCTGTGCGTGCCTTTATTATTAGAAAGTTTGTGCCTTAATGTAGTATTATTTATCGATAGGACCAGCGTATGAAAAGTACGTGTTTATGATGCCGCCTGACAATGCACCAATTATTTTTTGTCTCTCAGTGCCTTGCATTTCCTTAGTAACAAAAGTGTATAAGGGCAAGTGTGCGGTGTTCGTGCAATCAGCAATTATTGGAACCAGACTGAAGTCATCTACTAGGTTTTCAGTTGGATCTTGAATCTCTCCATACACCCCTGATTGCTCTGTGAAGAACTGGAAGTGCCATGTTGATTGTCTACCTTCATAGTATGAACCAAATCTATGGTTGCCAAGATCAGGAAGTTCTACTCTCTGTGGTGGATGTTCCCAAGTGATGTTACCTCTCATCTGTAGAAGTTGTAGCATGGTTGCGAAGTTGCTGTTTTGATTCCTTGCTATGGCCAAGGTCTGCTTGTCATGTATCTCACTGCCCGCCAGGGTCCTGAATGGAAACTGTTGTTTAAGGTTGCCGTTCTCAGTGATGTCCACTAGGGTATGTATTCTGTATTCGTGCATTAGTCTTGGTATTCAACTTGTTCCCAATACTGCCAATCTGGATCGAGATAATCTTCCAACTGTTTTTGCCTGTCAGGATTCTTCCTCAACCATGCCTTGAGTTCTTTGACACCTTGATCCTCCAATTTTTTTATGTCTGGCTTAGAGTGTCTTAATGCTTTCTCATGTGGTATGTTGCCATAGCAAAGAAGTCCGTGTGTTTTTGCGAATTTTATAATCCTGTCATTGAGGCCGTCGTCACACTTGATAAGGTGTTTGGGTTTGATGTCTTGCATGATGTCATGTATCCTCAGAGTGCCTCTCGTGAAGTGTGGCCATTGTTGCATAATGTCCTCATTGTTCCACCAAGAATAGTATGGCATGAAATAGAACATATCCTTGATGCCTGACCACCATCGCTGGTCTGGTTGCCTGATCAATGTAAAGATCTCACTTTGATCTTCATACTTGTCGAAAGGTGGCTGTTGCAATATAATCTCTGGATTGTAGTCCCTCCATAACCATCTCTTTATGTTCCTACCAGCACTGACATCATGATTCAAAAATCTCATGCGTTTAAGATTAGTGAACTGCTTTGGCATGTTTTTTTCTTCGGGTAGTTGATAGATCCTCGGAGTCTTATCTCGCAACTTTGATTCAGGACCGAGAATTATTTTTATGGCTTCGTCAAGATGTGTTGGCATGTGATTATTTAATCGCAAAAAAAGGGCGAACCTAATTAAAGATCCGCCCTTTTGGTAATTTACTTACCGTTCGCCTGTATTATTATACAGCCGCCGCAGTTAAGATACCGATGTCAGTTGCTGTGACTGTAGCAGAACTTATCGTTGCTGTTACATTACCTGCACCGTTTAATGCTCTGATTTCCGTTTGTAACGTACCACCTGAGATTAATGTGCCTAGACAGTCTGTTCTAACCGTGTAAGTTTTTTGTGTGTTACCATCCACCAACGGTCCTTCTGAAAGGATGTTGATGAACTGTGAAATCACAGCTCTTGTAGCCTCTAGACCTGCTGTTGCAGATCCAGTTGACAAGTCACCTGTTTCTGCCGCCATCGAGTTGATGAAGTCTACAGTGAAAGAAGATGTTTCAACACCCTCTAGTTCTGTGTTAGTCACATGGGTAAAGTTGTTTTTAGTAATTGGCATTTGTGTATCCTCCTATACTATCCTATTACGCTCCAACAGAAGTATCACCCATATCTCTGTCAGCCGCTGTTGCTGAAGAAATAGTTGCTGTTACTTTGTCTGGAGTCAAGGCATCAAGTGCTCTAATCGCCGCTTGGATCGCCGCTACTGTAGTTGTACCGCTGATCGTGTCTAACGAGTCTCTTCTTACCATGTAAGTTTGTTCTGTGTTTGAGTTTGACAGAACACCTTTTCCTAGGATGTTTACTCCTTGGTTTTGGATTGCTTCCATTGCCAATTGGAGACCTGCTGTGTTAGCCGACGCTCTAGGTTCAGTTACCTCGGCGTTCATTGCGTTGATGTAGTCAACAGTGATGAAGTCTACTTCAACTCCATCTGCCTCATGTGCTGTGTTTGGTGAAACAAAGTTTCCCGGTCCACCTGCGGGTAATGATGAATCATAAGCCATTGTATTATCCTCCTAATGTCTTATTATAGTTCTAAGTTTTCGATTTTGGCAGTTGTGCCTGAATCGTTTAGATCGATACCGTCTACTGTTCCAAGAGCCTTAAGGGCCGCGAGTAGTGTTCCTACTGACGAACCGTCTGCACCTGATTCAGTGAAAGTAAAAGAACCGCCTGATGATGCTGGTGCACCAACGAACATGTCTGTACCTTCAACGATATATGTTCTAGAAGCATTTGTATCGAACAACGGACCAGCACCTACGATGTTACCGTAGTGTCTTACCGTATTTTCGATTGCGTTCTGCGTCTCGTTTTTCGCTTGGTGATTCGCTAACTCCTCACCTGCGTCAATCGTGATGAACTCTAACTCTTTACCTAGTAAAGAACTGTTGTCAGCCGCCACGAATGTTGTGTTGTTTTCACTTGCTGGCATTTTTATCCTCCTTTTTTCTCTGATTTAAAATACCCGTACAGTCGCTCAGACTGTACCATACAAGTATTTATTGGTAAAGTTGGTAAATTATGCTGTAATATTACGATTTGACCCAGATCTCATCACTTTTAGTGGTCTTAATATATGCATAGCCAAGTTCTTTCAGTATTTCTGTTGCCATGCGTGTTGTGACAGGACGTTTTCTTCTTTTCATCTCGATGTTGATGATAGGAGAATTATTTGTTAACGTCCTTCTTGCACCTTGTAACAGCGGCACTTCAAACCCATCTACGTCTATCTTCACATAATCTAGTTTAGTGATACTAAAACTGTCCAGAGGCCTGCATTGTATATTTCCTTCACGTGGCTGTATGTCACCCACCTTATGATTTAGATGTGTGTCTGTTTTCCCTTGCTCAGCAGTATGTTTGTGACTGCTTAGAGCGTAAGGAAATAAAGTTACATTTGTCTCTGAAATATTTTTTCTGAAACATTCTCTGAAATTAGGATTAGGTTCAAAACATATAACCTGATCGAACACCTTTGCGAGCGGTCTTGTCCATTGTCCGATATTACTTCCGATGTCTAAGGCCGTCCTGTACGAAGTGACGTACTTTAGACTAGCGTTTCTCTGTTCCACCTGTCCACCTCCAGCGTCTGCATAGAACTGTGGCTTGTCGTGGGAGGCGTAAAGCACCCAATAACTATTGTTCATTCTATAGTTCCTTGAATTTTTTGTGAATGTCTGTGTTTGGTAACTTTGCCTGTAACATCTGTTTTAATTTGTCAAGTGTTTGTTTCTTAGCCTTTGAGTTTAAATGCATGTAATCGGCCACAGCTCTCCTCACACTTTTATAATTTGCATCATTAATGTTTAATGCTCTTTCTAGTTGTGTAAGATTTTTATAATGGTCTTCCCAACTCCTCATATATCTTCGCAAAGCCATTACAGGAACCGGTTGCCTCTGCCTCATTGCCTGTGCTTGATCCTTGTTCTTGAGTTTCTTGGTAATCTCAGGATCGCCGGACACAATGGCCAACATGTTTGCAAGATCGTTGTTGATCATTCTCACTTGATCGAACGTTCCCTTTGCCATTGTCTGATCGGCGTATGACTTTGCAAATGATATAGTGTCTTTGTTTTGGCTCATGAATGCCAATGCTAAGAAACTAAGATATATCCTCTCAGTGATCTCCGGGAAAGTGAATCTTTGCAAGTCATTATGTCGTCTTATTACCTTGCCTTCAGATACATACTTTAAAAATGGAGTCAGCATAGGAGTATTTATGGAGAAAAAGTATGGTGCTTTTCGGAAACAAAAATTGCCAGACGGCTCACCTAAACACATATACCTCCAGAGTGTTGATTCTCATTCACTGATGGACAACAATTTTTTTGAAAGATGTAGGCGAGACGTGGTTGAATATGTGCGAGGTGGACAGGCCCTCGATGTTTTGATAATGAACACTGGAGAACCCTTGACCGATGCCGACAATGGACATCTATTGACGGAGTTCCAATCTTTTTGCGAAACAAATGGCGCAAGAATGATCATGGTGTTGACAACTGAGGCCTGCCAATATCGTCACACATATTTGAAGTCAATCAAGCATCTTTATGATCTAAATCTCCAATTGTTGTGCTATGATAATCTTAAGAAATTGTTATCACAAAATAGTAACGGAGAAGTATCGTCAACTTCAGGCATTCTACATCTCACAGGAAAGTCTAACAAAGTTCAAAGATTGGGACTGCTTTATCAGTGCCATCTAGATAACGTGACGGATAGGTTTGTTTCTTCATCTTGGTTACCTAATGAAAGAACTGATTGGATAGATAATATTCTTGGATGTGATGACCAAGAGTATCAACAGTTCTTGAAGGGCCTATCTAATAATTCAATAGATGGCATCACTGCCAGGACAAATCATGACCTGAGTAATGTTCATTATTGGGGACTTCCATATGATCCTTTAATGTACAAAAAAAACTTTTGTAGCCTAGTAAACGAAACGTGGATCCATAGTCCAATACACATCACAGAAAAGACATGGAGGACAATTGATAATCTACATCCGTTCGTGGTGGCCGGTTCTCCAGGCACTGTAAATTATCTCGAATCTGTTGGAATCAACTGCTATAGGGAATACGTATCGTACCCCGATTATGATAATTTCAAAAGAGATCACACTTCGACCTTTGAAGATTTGCAACCATGGTTTAAACAAATTATACGTAACTGTCTAGACCTGGAAGAACTGCCTGCGGAGGCCAAGGATAAAGTCCGAGCAGTTGCGGTGATGAATAGGAACATCATGCAACAACTTATATCGCAAAACAAAGAAAAACTTGCACAATTCTATAAATTGGATGGAAACACACTATTCGATGAAAGCCTGATGTCGACATGATAGAAAAAAAAACTTTAATACTTACAAACGTCACTGGATCAACTGACGTTGTAAATTTTGCTAAATGGATGGGCATGTCGACACAAAACATAGACTTTGAACACTATTATTATGCACACGTGAACTACAAACCTTCTGATTATGATAGGTGCATAGCATTCGTGGACACTGGATGGGAACCTAGCGATGAACTCAAACAGAGCATTGTTAGGAAATGCTCTATCCTAAAAGATCGTGGTTTCACGATAGTGTTGGGTAACTTATGGGAGTCGACAAATCAAATCAAGCAAACTATCCACACGGAATTATTATCTAATGTTGAATATAAAATATGGGATGGCGGTAAAACTTTTTTTTGGTATCTGATGTACGATAGATACTGCAATCAACAATTTAATTTTGATCATAGCACGAAGAAATTTGATTTCCTCTATCTTAATAAGATGGAACGTCCACACAGAGAGAAATTATTCGATAGTATGCAAAAAGCCAACATATTAAACAACAGCCTCGTAAGTTATTGGCAACGTAACATACATCTTGCAGTCGAATATGAATTGCCATGGCTAAATGGAGAACTCTATCCGAGGTATGGACGTGATCGAGACATATTTGAAAAGCCGTACAATGAATCAGCGTTTAATCTTGTATCGGAGACAAGCGACACCGAAACTTTCTTCACAGAGAAAATTTGGAAACCAATAGTGGCAGGGCAACCATTTGTAGTGCATGGTGCTAAACACTGCCTCAAAAATCTTAAGGACATGGGCTTTATGACATTTGGTGATCACTTTGATGAAAACTATGATGAAGTAGAATCAAATGAAAAAAGAGTTCATAAAATTGTTGAACTATGCAATTCATTAATCAAAATAGATCCAATTGAATTCTATGATGCCACAAGATACATTCGGGAACATAACACAAAACACTTTTTTGATCCCACGAGTATAAAGAACGCTGTCGACCAGGAAGTATCAGTTCTTCTTGAACTTGTTGATGGCAGTGAGATTTCTTCGAGAGAATCCTAATCTGTCAACCAACTTCACAGCGTTGCCGGATCTATCGACTGCAACAAAACCTTCTGGCTCTGTGACTTCAAGGCCTCCGTCTGTCTGTTGGAAACTTCCTATTGCCTGAGCTTGGTTCATCTTCTTTAATACAAATGCTTTCATTGTTTGCACTGCTCTATAAAATGTTAACATGGCCTGTAATGGTTTCTTGGCTCTGTTGAGGAACACAGGCATCTGTTTCATCTTGTCCTGTCTCAGTTGTAAGGCCTTCTGTGCTTTCAATCCTGACATCTGCTGTTGCATTCTGTCGTTGTAGAACTTCTTAAAGCCTAATAGAAATTTATTCACATCGTTTGGAAGTTTGCCTTCCCTTACCATTGCGTTGATGTACATCTGGAACATCGGGACAAAGTCCTGATTCTGTCCAAGCACACTTGATAGATTCCTTGGAACTGCATTCAAAAGGTTCTCCAGTTTGTCAATGCCGTTGAAGAATTGCGTTGATTCTTCATCTGTGAACTTAGCACTGCCAGACACGTCTTTGTATGTGGCATTGTCAAAGAAAACATCATTGCTTTTTGTAAATGAACTAACATCTGCTCCGCCTTGGGCATTCATATCTGCCAAAGAATCTCCAACGTATGTTGTGTGGAAAATTATTCCCACCTTCGCTCTATCTATCTGTTTGCCCAAGTCACTTGCTTCGGGCACCGCATAGGTGATAGTATTAGGCGTGAATGTTAGATTTGGTTTGCCATCAACATTCTTTCTTGTGATGTCCTCATCTGTAAACAACAAGTCTCCCTGCACCACGCCCTGTATGTTAAGTTTCTTCAGATGCACAAGACACTTCAACAACTTCTGTCCCAGATCATCGGTGCCGTGGTTGTTTGCTATGTCTTTCTTTGTGTAATTTACTTTTGCGTTCTTGGCGAACACCGACTTTGTGCCCACGAAGAATTTGCCATTGTCCGGGTTGGTGCCACAGACCACCGCAGGTGCTCCATCCCATTTGACCGATACACTCATTGCTTCAGAACTGGATCCTTTAAGTGTTAACAACAATCCTCTGAAATATTCTAATACTGCCTTGCCACCTTCGTAGCCATCGGTGATTACTATGTCTTCTATGTGCTCAAGGTGTGTCCTCTTAAACTCTGTCAGGACATCTTCTATCAACATTGATTAGTCCTCTTTGTATTCGCCGTCTTTGATTTTCAATACATTTTCTTTGACGTCTCTGTTCTCTTTGATACGGGCGACGCCTTTGCTAAACTTGGATGCGTCCATGTTCTTGATCGCTGAATTGAACTTCTTCTCCAGTTTAAACGCTGTGTCCTGATCGAAGTTCTCTCTGATGTATGTGATCAGTCTTATAGTTGACTCCAGGATGTGTGAGGCTCTACTCTCAACAACCTCTTCTTTGTCCCTTTTAAGGGGCATAGAGCTCAATTCTTCTAGTAGACTTTTAGTACGTTTTTGCATTGTAGGTATTTACTCTTTATTGTAGCACAATTCTAGCATCAGTCTACTGATTTTTGGTTATTTTACTTTGCGATACACGAAATATTTACGCTGGTTGGTGTCATCACGTATGTCAAGCACCTTAAGGTTGAACATCTCTGAAAGTTCTATTATGAATGGCACATTCCAGGCATAGAATTCAATCCAGTCCGCTTCAGGCTTGTCGTGTTGTACACCAGGGTTGACCCTGAAGAACATGGTGCCTCCTTCTGCTAATAGGCTAACACATCTTGAGACTTCAGCAATGATCTTGTCCCTGCTACCAAAGTTCACCGAACCAAGACACATTATAACATCAAAAAGTTGATCTGTTCTGTATTGCAAAGTTCCAACCTTTATGTCTGCGTTGTCATTGTAAGGGTCTATGCCAATGAGATTGTTTATTTTGCCTTTAAATTCGTTGTATCCGCAACCTACGTCAAGCACTGCCCTAGGTTTTAGATTGTTTACCTCATCGATAAGTTGCAGACCCGAGTGCTTCCATTTCTTCATGTCGTTCTGCCAGTATTTGGAGAAGTATCTGTGTAAGCAGGCATCATCTATTGCTTCTGAATATTGTTCTAGTGTATCACATCTGTATACTTCTACACCAAATGTTTCTTTGATCCAAGGTTGTGTAATTTTTGAATCATCGTTTTGGCTGTGCTCTAATAATTTTGCAAAGATTTTTTTGTTCATTGTTGGTACAAGTAGACTTTAATATCGTTTTGTTTGTAGTTATGTATCCTGCCTTTAGTATCCGGAAAACTGATATTGAGTGTTCTACAAAGATCCACGTTGTCTGCAGGACAAGTGATCCTGCCTTGATTATTTTTGATAAACTGCATTATGTCTTTGTTCTCAGATTGTATATGATTCCACATTGTTTCATCATCTTTGAAATAACTGTAATTTGGATATGTAATATCAAATCCGCCAGCATCAGTCCACCATTTGAAACATTCAATATCATTACGATATACCATTACAATCGGATAGCCCAATGTAGAAAGTTCGTCTAGTTCGTGTGCAAATGTGTGTGACTTGATAATTCTTTTGCCCTCGCCTGAGAAAGGCAGGTCCCAGTTGTCCCTGGTATTCCTAAACTCCATGCCTGGATCGAAGTATGATCCTATATGTCTTACTGCGCCTTTGTTGTATGCCCTTTCACTGGTGCTGTCAGATTGATCAATGTCGGGTGACCTATAAATGTTCTTGGCCACACTGCTCCATTTTGATCCTGGTGCACCAGTGAAAAGAATGTACATTACTCAGTAAGTTCTTTTTTGTAGACTGTGTTGTAACCTAACTGTTGACTCTTGAAATCAGCCAAAGTCCTCAGTGCTTCTGGTGTGATAAACGATTTAAGAGTTCTCACAGCGGCATCACCGTCTGTGCCTGTTCTCCACTCGTACTTGCCCACTTTCTTTTCGATAGCGGCAACTGACTCTGGATCGTTTATCATTTTGTTCAAGGCGGCAACAAGTTTGTCTTTGTTTGGATTACCTTTGTTCACCCAGAATGCTTTCTGAAGTGCATCTCTCCAACTTTTTACAAGTTTGTATGCGTCATAGAAGTCACCACTTGGTGCCACTCCATACGTTGCTTCATACAAAGCCTCGAATGTTGGTTCAGTAAAGTTCGGATCTTTTCCATGTTGTCCGGTGCTAACATCAAGTAGTCCATGATGGAACCAAGTGTATGCGTCACCTTTCTTTATTACAGGTAACACGTGTTTCTTGTATGCCGCAGGATTTTCTCTTGTAGCATTCAAGTCACCTCTAATAAAAGCAAGTCTTCTCTCGGAACCTTTCATTCCTTTCACCCATACAACTTTTTCCTCAAATGTTTTGATAGGATCACCGTCTGGCCCTGTCAGCAACATAACAATGGCCATTACTTCCGGCGTCATACCAGACCCCGATGGAAACTGTATTGGACCGTTTTTTGTGTCTGCCTTATTCCTTGCACCCACAATAATGTTTAGATTCATTTGTCCGATTGATTCCCAATCCAGATAGTTGTAATCAACAGGTTCAACAAGATATGATATACCGTTACCACCATGTGATACGAGTATTGTTTTGTCGTCGAACCTTAGTTCGTTTTGAAACTGATTAGGTCCCAATTGATCCCTTGCACCTGGCTTGTAGATCAAGTTGATCTTTTCTCCTAGATGTTTCTCCCATTCTGCCACAACTATCTGTGCCCACACAGAAGTTCCACCAGATGGTTTTTGCGGCACAATTAAATTGTAATCTGCCATGGCTGTGGTTGTCATTATAAACAAAGCCGTTATTATTTTCTTAAGCATAGTTAAGTTTGCTCCTTTTTGTTATTCCCCAATATAGTAAAAGTATAACACAAACCATTATAGAAATAAAGAGTGGTCTTGTGATTAAATCATTTACCGTATGGAGTGATGTTAATTGGTAACTGAGATTGTATATCCTGTCACTCAACAGGTACCCGATCAGCAGTGCTGGCCTGCTGACTTGGAATTTTTTACATAGCAATCCTAGTATCGAGAATGCTATAAGCACGGCGAGATCTTCCCACCCACCTGTGTACTGCAAGGTTGCCCAAACAATAACAGCAAGTATGACAGGAAAGTAATACACATACGGAACACGTGTTACCCACCCTGCGAAATATGCCAGTCCATAACAAATGACAGCAGTAATAAATGTTCCTAACAAGAATGCGTAGGTCATACTGTCAAATAATCTGTCGTCGTAAAATGTATCTGGTGATCCTAAGTCGATGCCTATGTATAAAAAAAGTCCCATTAGTATTGCGGCAAATGGTGCGCCTGGGATACCAAATAATACTGTTGGAATGAAAGACGAGGCCTTCTGTGCATTGTTGGCTCCTTCGGCTCCCACAACACCTTTAACATTGCCCTCGCCAAACTTTTCTTTAGGATTGGCCGCCACCGTGGCACCATATGCCAACCAATCTGCCATTGCACCACCCAGTCCTGGAAGCAGACCTATAAAAGAACCAATGGCTCCTCCTCGTATGCTGTCCTTCCAACATTTCATAGTGTCCTTGATTCCTTGTGTTAGATCTTGCCAACTACCTTGTCCTGCTTTTACGGTCGTGGTCTTTTTTCTGTTAGACCATCCGTTCCAAAGTTCTGGTATAGCAAACAGGCCTGCAACAAAAGGCAATATCTGTACACCGTCCTCAAGATATCTCCAACCCATTGTGAAACGTGGTACGTTGTTGACATCAACACCTACCAGTCCTATTGTGATTCCTAAAACGATTGCCAGTGTGCTTCTAATATATTTTGTAGTGGATACGAAACCCACAGTTACAAATGCCAACAACACCAGTGCCCATAATTCAGGTATACCCATATACATTACAACTTTAGTGTACCATGGCAAGAATAAAAATGTCAGCGACCCCCAGAATAAACCATTGGCAGTGCTTGATGTGATTGCGGCAGATAAAGCCCTTGTGGCCTCTCCGT